TAACGACTCACAATCGAAAAAAGTCAGACTCGCAATCAGCGCAAAAATAGATTGTGAGTCCATTGAATGGGGATCGTTGTGCATTTTCATAAGCCTCGCCCCCGATAGCTTGGATGGCGCTGTATTTGTAAGGGTGAGAGGCCCTCGGGCGGGGTTTTAACAACGAAGCGTGTAGATGATGATTTCCGAGGGCTGAATAAAAAAACCGGCGAAAAGCCAGGAAGATGTAAATAAGGCCATTTCGACTCTGTGGACGAAGATACCCTAACATTAGTTTGATGTGTGGCAATTCTTACCGAGGGTGTTGAGCAATCCTCTCTAAACTATTTCTGCGAGGCTATATAAAGTTCATGAGTATCAGCTAACTGCACAAATTTGTACTTAATAGCCCCCAATAAAGTACCTAATCTTGTATGACCCTCCATAAGGTGTAAGCCGCTCTCTCCAGGAATAATAAGCGAACGCTCAATAAACATCGGTGGTTCAGCCCATGTACCGAATTTAAGCCAATGGTTTGCAACCTCTTCACGGGCATCAATGCAAAACTTGCTGCCGCAGGCATTAAAGTCTTCTGAAATCTCGAGCATGTAATCAGGATATGTGGCATTTCTGCCAAACTTTGTAAACTCTGCTGTTTTCAATCTGACCAAATCCCACTTCAGTGATTTAAGATTTAGATGCCCATACAAGGTTTGAAATTCAGAATTATTAGATAACCCACAATAAATTTGCTTAAAAATTTGTTCTGGAGCTTCGATCCCATATTGCTCACGAAGGATGGCAATTCCTTCTTCTTCCTTATACAACGGGTCGGGACCAAAAACTTGAAATAAATCACGATAAAACATCATCAATTCCTATTGCTGATTAATACAAAAATCCCGTTCCTCAGCAGGCTTGCATATTTTAGGCATGATATCAAATTTACATGAAATATATGTATTTCAGTTCGGTTTTGCAAGACTTATATCCAAATTTGTCGCCTTTTGTTGTGAACGCGATCGTGTTACGGAGATAAGCGCATCACTATCAAGCCGTTTAAAGCTGTTACGCATTACTAACCAATGAGACATGTACGTCTCTGTCCAGGTAGATTTTGCCACGCCCATCAGTTCCGCCAACGTTTGGTACTCATACGTCTCACGTCTGGCCAGTTCCGCCTTCACATCCTGCGCAGCAAGCCAGATGAGCTGGCGCAACCGTGCTAAAGTCTTCTTCGCAACTCGCTTCCCTTCCAACTGCTGGCTGAATTTTTCCCAAGCCCATCGAGTTACAGTGACCTGATATTCCCAGCAGGTGTTTTCACTGTAATTCCACAATAGCCAGGCCTTATTATGTTCTTCGAGTGACAAAAGCGCACGGCGCCATGAGGAAGTGGAGTATTCTACGGGCTGCACAAGCGGAATTGCGCTTCCTTTCGCCAGTGATTGCTTACCAGCAATCGGTGGATTATTCAGCGTTATCATTTTTCCGGTCACTTCATCCCTGATACGCTGTTTTTTTCGGGGATAGTTTTTCGTATAGAGCTGGGCGTTCTCCAGCCATGCCTGCAACTGACCTTTCGTGGCGCCACTCAGATCTGCAGTCGCCACGATGAGCTGCTGTCGCACATATTCCAGATATTGTGTATTCATACGGTACCGCCCGTTATCTTCACGTAGTTTTTCAAAATCCGGTAATCGATCAGGATGGAACCCGGAAATGGTATAAGCACAACTGCTACCAGCGAGCACGGAGATGATCGGCAAAGTAGGATTCGAATGTCATGCCGCCTCCAGCTTTTTTAGCGCACGCAGATCCGCCAGTGCAGCGATCCTGATTTCTTTCAGCTCCTCAACCGTCCAACGTTGCGGAGTATTATTGCTCTCAAGTTCCAGCACCTCCGCCTCACCGTAACGCTCAACCTTCACGCCACGGCGCCGGTATCCCGCCACCAGCTCATCCGCCTCTTCGGTGGTACACACCGGATGCTGAAACCATGTCATTTTCATGCGAACTCCAGCAGATGCGCGGCCACATTTTCAACTTCTTCCAGAGAGGAAAATTTACGAAACAGAATCCAGTTCCACAGGACGTTCAGCACAGCTTTATAGACCTGTTGAAACTCGGTTTCGTCCATACTGGCGAATGCTATGGATTTCGCCCGGCGCCCGCGACTGCCATCCGGATAAAAATGCTCGGTATAAAACCCGGCCTGAACGGTTACCCATTCCCGGAAGGCATCGAAAGACTTAAGAAGGGCGACGTCCCCGGTTCGCAGGGTAGCTACGTTATGGAGGTACTGTTCCGCCGCCTCGTTAAGGGCCGGGGTATATTCCTGGCCTGCGGAGTCGCAAAGAAAATTAACGAACCCGGAGATAAGTTTCTGTTCCCGCGATGTGACCGTGCCGCCCGTTGGCATCCAGTAGTCGAAACCAAGCTGAAGGAGTTTAAAAAATCGTTTATGAAAGGCGTAGTTGCGGACACGTTTAAAATCGGCGTGTATCCACTCACCGATTTTTACTGAGCGCAGGAAATCCCCACTCTCCGGCGTCGCCGGGAGCAGAAGCCCTGATGAGGTTTGCTTGACCAGTTGTAAATGCGCCATCGTTCTCTCCGTTGGCGCAGTAGATTGGGAGTTCAGCCCGCAGACGAGTATAACAAAGGATGATTATTCATGATAACCGGCCCTGATAGTCAGCTCATTAATCAGGGTATCGCTCCCCATGATGTCATTTTGCAACAACGGCAGAAACCGGACATAGCGGCCATCCCGATACATCAATGACCTGTTGCAGTCAGGAAAAAAATCCATTTCAGCAATTACTGTCATGTCATCACGGCGAATAACAGCATATTTACAAGTGAATGTTTTATTTAAATTTTTCACGGTGTCTCCATAGATAACGAACTTGAGCATTTTTAAAGCATCTTCATTCTCAACATGAATATATAGGAGACTATTAATTATCATCATCAATAAATATATCTATTTTTTGACCATATGCAATGACATTTTCTCTGTGTTCTATTTATAATCTTATAACTGGTTATTTTTTGACATGCTCATTTCCCGGACATTAAAAAAACCGCCGGCGCAGGTATTAAGTGCGGGTACATTGAGGTTGTCTGACACATCACAGGTGATGGAGATTCATCCCCCAAGGTCTCTTACTTAGCAATGAAGACAACTACCTCCTCTCTGTCTGGCCGGTTCGATCGCAGTCTCTCCTCGTTACTGGTGCAGTCACTGTGACAGTGATGCAGATGATAATCAGGACGATTAACATCGCTGCGGTTGACTTATCCGGCAAAATTATGCTGCCATGATGCCAGTTAACCATACTGGCATCATGGCCAACCGGCATCGAAAAGCATGTTGGCCAGACTCGCAGGCCATTGAATCACGCAACAACCAGTTACTGTCATCTGATGAAAAAGGCTGTGCATAACAGAATCAGAACTGACTGGTATCAGGGCCATGTTCTTCAGCAGCAAATACATAAGATGAAGCAAGATATAAAGAATGAAGGGAAAATAGAGTATAAAAAACGTACAGAATTGTCTGAAGTAACTTCCCTGCAGCATTGACGCCGCAGGGAATCTATTTATGGTGTAACTATATTGAACCAGAACTCAAACTTGTCCATATAGCCCAGCATCTCATCCAGTTTCGCAGCATTACCGGTAACGTTGACTTCTCCTTTATCTTGAGCCTGCTTCAGAGTTTCTTCCTTCAGGATAATTTTATTCAGCGTGTCACGGTTCAGAGTAATCGTGGCATCAGCATCTTTCGCTTCAGCATTAGCCGTGTGGTTCAGCACGCCATTTTCCAGCTCAAGCTTGTACTTTCCGCCGTCGCTGCCAAGGTCAATATTAAATACCGCCCGGGCATTACCCGCTTTTTCACCGTTGATATGTACAGCCAGAAAGTCGAAGAACATTTCAGGGGTCATCGCCCGAACGGTATCCGGACTTGCTGTATTTGGCGTCGGACCTTTAACCACACCGTTACGCAGCTCCTGCGCACCGGTCAGGTAGAAGTTACGCCATGGACCAGATTCAGCCTGATACCCCAATTGCTCCAGCGCATCGGCTTCAAGGTTACGTGCATTCTGGTTATTTGGATCGGCAAACACGACCTTACTCACCACCTGAGCAACCCAACGGTAGTTCCCCTGGTCAAAGTCTGCTTTAGCTTTCTGAAGAATCGCATCGGCACCGCCCATGTATTCAACAAATTTCTTGGCCGCTTCTTCGGGTGGCAGCTCATCAAGGGTTGCCGGATTGCCATCGAACCAACCGAGATACAGCACATACGTTGCTTTTACGTCATGGCTGATGGAGCCGTAATAGCCGCGGTTGGCCCAGGTTTTTGCCAGGCTATCCGGTAGTTTAAAGTTGGCCGCTATTTCGTCGCGAGTCAGACCTTCATTGGCCATGCGCAGAGTCTGGTCATTGATATAACGATACAGGTCTCGCTGGCTTTTCAGCAGACCAACAACATTCTCGTTACCCCAGGTCGGCCAGTGGTGCTGGGCCATAATAATTTCAGCTTTGTCACCCCAACGCACTATAGCTTCGTTGATATATTTCGACCACGGCAACGGCTCACGAATTTTTGCGCCACGTAGCGAGTAAGTGTTATGCAGGGTGTGAGTGACGTCCTCTGCGGCTTCGATGAGTTTCTTCTCTTCGATGAACCACAGCATTTCCGAAGGGGCTTCCGAACCAGGGGCCAGCATAAAGTCGTAAGTCAGGCCATCAATCACTTCTTTCTGGCCGTCTTTATCGATGATATTAGTGGGCGCAATCAGTGTCACCGTCCCCGCAGAGGTGGTCGTCCCCAGTCCGGCGCCAACCTGGCCGGAGGCATCTGGTTTCAGGAGGTTGCCATACATATAGCTGGCACGGCGGCTCATCACGTTGCCGGCCATAATATTCTCGGCTACTGCTGCCTCCATAAAGCCAGCAGGCGCATACACTTTCACCTTGCCGGATTTCACGTCCGCTTCATCGACAACGCCACGCACACCGCCATAGTGGTCAACATGGCTATGAGTATAAATGATGGCGACAACAGGCTTATTGCCACGGTTTTTGAAATACAAATCCATACCGGCTTTGGCTGTTTCCGCAGAAACCAGCGGATCGACAACCGTAATCCCCTCTTTACCTTCGATAATCGTCATGTTGGATAAATCAAGGTTACGAATCTGGTAGACGCCGTCTGTGACTTCAAACAAGCCACTGATATTGATTAGCTGGGACTGACGCCACAGACTAGGGTTAACAGTGTCAGGAGATTTTTCCCCTTCTTTTATGAAAGCGTACTGCTGTGGATTCCAGATGACATTCCCTTGCTCTCCCTTAATCACCTCTTCAGGTAAACCAGCGATAAAGCCTTTATGGGCATTCGTGAAATCGGTGTTATCAGAGAAAGGAAGTTGGTTATAAAGCGCATCGTTAGCTTGCTTGGTTGAAGCAGTGGCACCTTTTGGGGCTTCCTGTGCAAATAAAGGTGTCAGCGCAGTGGAAGAGAGTAGCCCCGCCAGCGCAAAACTTTTAACGATCAACTTAAGTCTCATTTGTACCCCTCATGTAAAAATATTCTGTATCACTCAGTCTGGTAGATTAATTATCTGTTAATTC